ACAATGACTTTGTATTTAACTCCAGGTGCAGCTCAAGATGGTAACTATATTAATTTTTATTACACAAAAAGAATTGATGATGTAGGTGCTTATACAAATGCAACTGATGTACCATACAGATTTATTCCATGTATGATTTCAGGGTTGGCATATTACTTAGCTGTAAAATATGCACCTCAAAGAGTACAAGAATTAAAATTATTATATGAAGATGAATTGTTAAGAGCAGAAGATGAAGATGGTTCTTCTAACTCTACATATATATCTCCTAAAATTTATTACCCAGGTATCGGTTAATGACTACTTTTTCACAAGGTAAATACGCTTTAGCAATTTCTGATAGATCAGGAATGGCGTTTCCATACAATGAAATGGTTAGAGAATGGAACGGTGCGTTTGTACATATTTCAGAATACGAACCTAAACAACCACAGTTAGATCCTAAACCTACAAGTGCAGATCCACAAGCTTTACAAAGAGCAAGACCTGCTAGAACAGAATTTCCAACAGAAGATTTTTTACCAGAAAATCCTTTTGTAACTGCATCTAATACTACATTAAAAATTAATTTTCCAAATGGTGATTTGCAAGTAAATGATTTTGCAAGATTTAGAAACGTTAAATCTGCAGTAGGTGGTGTTGCAATATCAACATTACAAATGTCTACAACATTAAATGGAGCAATAACGGATACTGCTACTACAATTAATTTAACTGATGGATCACAGTTTCCAACTTCAGGTTTTATTGTAATAGAAAAAGTTTTAACTTCTTCTGACACAAGTGATCCTTTAAAAGTTGGAACATATCAAAATGAAGTTATACAATACACAGGAAGATCTACACATCAATTAACTGGTTGTACTAGAGGAACAAGTGCTCCTTACAGAGGAGTTTCTCCTGAATCTACAATTGCTGGATCTCATTCTAATTTAGCAAAAGTTTTTGGTTGTTATAAAGTTGTTTCTTTAAATCAAACATCAGTTCCGAGTACAGGTCAACCATCTACAACTACACAATTTGATGGTATAAATGTTACATTAACTAACGCTGCATCAGGCACAGAAACAGGAGGCGGTTTACAATGTACAATTGGACCCGTAAATGATAGAGGTTAATTATGTCAGGAGTTAAAAAATACGATTATACTACAATTAAACAAGCTATTTTAGATTACACTGAAGTAGATGATTCTGTTTTTACAACCACTATTTTAGATGGTTTTATAATGGCTGCTGAGTTTAGAATTTATCAAGAGCTTCCTATGGATGCTCAAAGAAATGTTCAAGAAGGTACGTTAGCTGCAAACGATAATACAATTAATGCACCAGCAGGATGTTTATTTGTAAGAGGAATTGAAGTTTTTGAATCTACAGCTAATACTGAAGGTAATGGAAAATGGTTAGAGAAAAAAGATCAAACTTATTTATCAGAATTTGTAGATAGAAAATTTGGACCTGAAGGAGAAATACAGTCTCCTACGGATACGACTAATTCAGTCACTGGGTTTCCTAAATATTATGCAATGTTTGGTGGTGCGGATAATACTACAGACACTTCATCAGGGGGAATGTACATAGCTCCTACACCTGACGCTAACTACAAATTTAGAGTTTATTATAATAAAATGCCTAACGGTCTTGGATCTGGTACTGGTTTTAATAACAATACTTATTTAAGCACATATTTCCCACAAGGTCTATTATATGCATGTCTAGTAGAAGCTTTTGGATATTTAAAAGGTCCAGTTGATATGTTGACATACTATGAAAATAGATATAAAAATGCTATACAACAGTTTGCAGGTATGCAACTTGGAAGACGAAGACGAGATGATTATACTGACGGAACAGTTAGAATACCAGTCAAGTCACCGTCTCCGTAAATAGGAGTAAAATATTATGGCAATAACATCGGCAGTATGTAACAGTTTTAAAACAGAAGTTTTACAAGCTCTACATAATTTTACAGCATCGTCTGGAAACAGTTTTAAACTAGCTTTATACACAAGTTCAGCAACTTTAAATAAATCAACAACAGCGTATAGTACATCAAACGAAATTTCTAATACATCAGGATCTGCTTACACAGCTGGTGGAAAAGCACTTACAAGTGTTACACCTGCTTTATCTACAGACACTGCATGTTGTGACTTTGCAGATATAAGTTTTACTTCTGCTTCATTTACAGCTAATGGTTGTTTAATATATAACGATACAAACGCCGATAGAGCAGTTTGTGCAATTGCATTTGGTGGAGACAAAACTGTATCAAGTGGAACTTTTACAATTCAATTTCCAGCAGCGGACGCATCTAACGCAATTCTTCGTATAGCGTAAGGAGTAACGACGGATGTCCGTTACTAGAACTTTTACAGTAACGGTAGTCAGTACCGGTTCAGGTAATAAATATTTTATAGATGGTGTACAACAAGCCACTATTCTTTTAGGTGAAGGTGGTACATATAAATTTGATCAATCAGATAATTCAAATGGTAATCACCCTTTAAGATTTTCAACAACTAGCGACGGAACACATAGTGGAGGTGACCCGTATACTACTGGTGTAACTACAAATGGTAACCCGGGAGATGCTGGAGCTTACACTCAAATTGTAGTAGCTGAAAGTGCACCAACTCTTTATTACTATTGCACAAATCACTCAGGAATGGGTGGACAAGCTAATACTGTTGACGGAAACTCATGGGGACTTATGTCATGGGGCGCAAACGAATATGGCAGTCAAGATTCTATTGATGTTACATTAACAGGTGTATCTGCTACTTCTAGTGTAGGTGCTGTAGAGGCATTTCCACAACAAGGTTGGGGCAGACAACAATGGGGTAATTCTGGTTGGGGTGTAGAATACTCTGTACAACTCTCTGGACAGTCAACAACAACATCTGTAGGTTCTATTACCACAGAAATTGCCGTTCCATTAACAGGTTTATCAACTACATCTAGTGTGGGTTCTACAACATTTGTTGGTTTAACTTTTGCAGATTTAACAGGTGTACAAGCAACAACAGAACTTGGGGATTTTGATAATGCAGGTACCTTAGTTGGTTGGGGTAGAAATGGTTGGGGTGAAGAACCTTATGGAGACTCATTTAATAGATTAGAACAACTAGCAGGAGTTAGTGCAACAACAAGTGTTGGATCATTAACAGCTTTACCAGAAGAACTTATATCAGTTACCGGAGTATCAGCTACATCTGCTGTAGGTAGTTTAACAACTATTATAGATTGTGTGGTTGTACCAACAGGAGTGTCAGTTACATCTAACCTTGGAACTCCTTTAATAACACAAGCTACCATTGGATTAACAGGTGTATCTGCAACATCTACCGTAGGTGGTATAATTCTTGATGCAGTAGAAATTGGTTTAGTTGGAGTAGAAGCAACTTCTGCTGTAGGTTTATTACAAGAACAGATCTCTCAAATTCCAACAGGTCAACAAGCAACTTCTTCTGTAGGATCTTTAACTGTTGGAATAGGAGTACCATTAACAGGGGTTTCTGCTACAACAGCAGTTGGTACAATAACTCCAGCAGAAAATGCTCTAGGATTAACTGGAGTAGAGGCAATTTCTAGTGTAGGAAATATTGCAGCTTTATCATATCAAGATATTGATATTACCGGAAATACAAGTTATAGTAATGTTAATAAAACAAATAGCGCGAGTTATTCCGATGTTGACGTATCAGGAAATACATCGTATACAGACGTAACGCACGTGGCTTAGGAGAAAAAAATTATGGCTTCAACTTATACACCTCTTGGTGTTGAACTAATGGCAACTGGTGAAAACGCCGGTACATGGGGAACAAAAACAAATACCAATTTAAGTCTTTTTGAACAGATAACTGGTGGTTATAAAGTACAAACTTTAAATACTGCTGGTGCAGGAGCTAACACAACAGCTTTAGCTGTATCAGATGGATCAACAGGTGCAACTCTTGCAACGAGAGTTATAGTTTTAGGAGCAGAAAGTGCTGAAACAATTTCAGGAAATAAAGTTGTAACAATTCCTTTAGATGTAGAAAATACTTATTTTGTTTTAAATAATACAAGTGGTGCATACACTGTACAATTTAAATACGTATCGGGTTCAGGTGATAGTGTAACTTGGGCAACAACTGACAAGGGTTGGAAAATTCTTTCAGCAAGTGCTAACGATGGTACAAATCCAGACGTTAAAGAAGTTGTTCTTGGTGGACTACCAGGTGGTTCAGATACACAAGTACAGTTTAATAGTTCAGGATCATTTGCAGGAGATGCAGATTTAATTTGGACAGCAGGAACTGCACTAACAATTAATTCTCAGAAAGAGCTAAGATTAGCAGATAGTGATGATAGTGCATATATAGGTCAGAAGTCGGCTGCAACAGTTAGTGGGTCTTATACTTTAACATGGCCCGCAGCGGTAGCTGGAGGAAACGGTTACGTTTTAAAATCAACAACAGGTGGAGTAT